GCCGTTCCCCATTCGCGTGACGACCAAACGACTGCCGGATGTGAAACACTACGGCGATATCAGTAAAATGAACGGCGCTGAAATAGAACCGGTCGATATCATCACATTCGGCTCACCCTGCACCAATATGTCGGTGGCGGGAAAGCGTGAAGGTTTGAACGGCGAACAGTCGGTTCTGTTTTATGAAGCCATACGGGTTATACGGGAAATGAGGTGTGCGACCGATGGAAAGTATCCGCGATTTATCGTGTGGGAAAATGTGCCCGGCGCTTATTCAAGCGCGGGAGGGGGCGATTTTCGGGAAGTCCTTTCCGAAATCGTCAAAATCAAGGACGAAGGGATATCTGTTCCTTTGCCTGAAAAAAGCAAGTGGCTGTCGGCCGGCGAGATCGTGGGCGATGGTTTTTCCGTTGCGTGGCGAACTCTTGACGCGCAATTTTAGGGAGTCGCCCAGCGTCGCCGCCGTTGTTACCTTGTCGCAGATTTTGATGGCGAATGTGCCGGAAAAATACTATTTGAGTCCGAAGGCGTGTCAGGGTATACTTCGCAGAGCTTCGGCGCGGGGCAAGGAACTGCCTCCCATGCTGAAGGAAGCGTTGGAGCGTCAGGCACAACCATCTTAAACGATCAGGGCGGCTCGAAGATGAGCATCTCCGAAGACGTGACCGGAACGCTGCGCGCGGAGGAACACGGACATCAGCCGCTGGTATTTGAACCCGGTGCGGTATCCCGTGTCGGCGGTCACGCTTGGCAGGATGCCGCAGGTACGCTTCGGGCGGATATGGGCGATAACCAACTGGCGGTGGCTATTCCAATCAACACACAGATTGCAACAAGGCACATGGCTCTTGGCGAAGGTACCGGTTTCGGTGTTGGTGAGGACGGTGATCCGGCGTTCACTCTGCAAGCAGCACATTCCCATGCGGTGGCTGTTGAAAACCATCCCTCCGACAGCCGGATAAAGTTGGATGAGAGCGGCACGACGCAGACGCTGACCGGACGAATGGGAACCGGAGGCGGTAACGTTCCGCTTGTTATGAGTGAGCCGGTGCCGCAGACATTGAAAATTCGTTCCGGCTGTGAAGGTGGCGGTAAAGGTGCTTTGATTCAAAACGATAAATCTGCAACCCTCTCTTGCAACAACGACCAGACAGTGTTTGTTCCATTTCGGAAAGGTACTCGTCCACATCATAAGGATGAAGGTCAAAAATGGGAACCGGCTGAAACTGCTAATACACTGAATACCTTTGACACAGGCGAAGGCAGATGTAATGAACTGGCGGTTAAGACATACGGTATCTGCTCCGATGCCAGCAACGCCATGCGCTCCGGCAACCCGGACAGCGGTATCTACGAAGCGGACACCAGCCGGACACTTGACGGCAACGGCGGCCATCCCGCATGCAATCAGGGCGGTATGGCGGTCGTCGCTCTTCAAGGCAGTATGATTGGACGCGAAGACAAAAACGGACCTCAGGGCAGCGGTATAAACGATGATGTTTGCTTCACTCTGAACACCATCGATAAACACGCTGTAGCGTACAGTCTTGACCGCTCCAGCTATAATCAAGGCAAGAACGCACAGTTTGATATTTCTATAAAAGAGGAACAAGCGCAGACTTTGGTGGCGCGCGGGCCTCACGCCGTGGCGCAAGCCACAGCAGAGTATACCGTCCGAAGGCTCACACCGCAGGAGTGCGCATTGCTTCAGGGCTTTCCTCCAAATTGGTGCGCGGATATAGAAACATCCGAGCCAACCGAAACGGATATCGCTTGGTGGTCGGAGGTATTCGAAACGCATCGTGGGATTATGGGTACAAGCGAAACAGCAAAAAGCCGGAACCAAATTATCAAATGGCTCCGGCATCCGCACACGGACTCCGCTGAATATAAGATGTGGGGCAACGGCGTGGCGCTCCCCTGCGTTTGCTTTGTTTTGGCGGGAATCGTGTGGGCTGCCGAACAGCCTCTATGATTTCCGCGCGGGCTTCACATTATCGTCGGGAGCAACGCTCCCGTTGATTTCGCCGTGCTTGTCTTCGTGTTCCTTGATGCTGTTGCGAATCAGCACCAGTATGTGGCTGTTCAGAGAACGACCTTCATATTCAGCCACAAACCCAAGTTTCCCCAGCATCTCTTCTTCGATGCGGATGGATACACTTTTAACCGCCATTGGCTTCACCTCCGTTTTAGATATACTGTGTATTTATTGTATATTCGATTCGTGGTATAATGTTTTAGATAGCTATACCGTATATCTGCAAGACTTGAAATCGGGCAGCAAATAAACATGACTTGCAATTCTGAGCGGAAAGAGTGATGAATTACCTACCCCGACTCAGAGAGGTAGGTGAATAATATGGATGAGCATTTGGGTAAGGTATCAGAGGAGTTTATAACCCAGCGGTTAAGCTGGCACGGACAGAATGAAACCGAGGCGGTGAACGGTGCGTACATGGAACTACGCGCGCTCGTGGAACGATTGAGCGAAACGCTGACTGAAGAACAGCGGCTTCTGCTCCGCGATTGCGAGAACGCATATCGCGTTTCGATTGGAGAAACCGAGCGGTTCTTTTACAAAGCCGGTTTCAGCGACGCGATAAACTTCCTCCTCCACTTCGGCGAGGAAAGCTGAGTTCACAAGGTCAAGCGGCAAGGGAGTCGGTCACGGCTCTTTTGTCCGTACAGTACACATATTTCCGCGTCCGTTTTCGGCTGAACTTTGGTACATTTACTTTCACAAAATCCCTTGCTATTACAGGCGTTTAGAGTGATTAATGGTGTACCAAAAAAAGAAAGGCGGTACGCATTATGGAAATCAGATTCAACGTAACAGGAGAACGGCGCAAGGCACTGGTAGCAGCAATCACGGAGGTTTTGAACACACCTCAAAAATATCTCGGCGCGCCGACATTCGCTTACGAAATCGGAAACTGCAAGATCGATAAAACAGGAACACTCACCGGCGAGGTCGCACAGGAGTTGCTGGACACGCTTTCGGCGAAGGGTTTTGAAGCGGACATTGAACGCCGCTCATACCAAGCGGAATTATATGATCCTGAAACGCCGGACAGAATGGAGATTTTTTCAGCCGACGACGATGAGGACGCACTCCGGCAAGCATACGAATATACAGACGAAAACGTGCGCTTGCTCGAACTTCACGAACTGGATGATAGATACGACATCGTCCGTTCGGTGGACATTCCGAGAACGCCAGACCGCTTGGTGCTGGAGATGCCACTGGAGGGTTTCAGCGAAGCTGCTCTGGACAACCTCGAAAAGCTGGTCATCAGCAAGGCGGCTCTTATCAAGAAATCGGTAGGCGCTTTCGAGCTTCCGATAACACGGACGGAAACCACGCTTCAGTTCCCTTGGTTCACATTCGGCTTGGAGCCTGAAAAGGTCGATGCCTATTCCCGATTCATCGCCGCGCTCTGCGCGATGGCAAAGGAGCAGAAACGCATCACCGCTAAAGAAAAGCCTGTGGACAACGAAAAGTACGCATTCCGCTGCTTCCTGCTCCGGCTCGGCTTCATCGGCGAGGAATATGCCGCCTCAAGAAAAATCCTGCTGGCTGGGCTTTCCGGTAACAGCAGCTTCAAGAGCGGCGAACGCAAACAGCCCGACACGGTCGCCACTGTTGCCGATACAGGCGCGACGGACGACTTAGCCGAGGCGTTGGCCGATGAGGAACTTATCCACGGCGTGAACGCGCTGTTGGGCGACACGAGCGAGGTGGCAATATGAAAATAAGAACGGACGGAGCGACGCACCATGAGGTTATGGTAGATGTGAGTGATGTTTTGAGGAAATTGAGAATCCGACTTGGATTAGCTGACAGGTTCGGAGAAGCGTATGATCTCACAAATCACAACGGTATAGAAGGCATCTACAAAATTGAGGATATATCTCACCACGGTTCGCCCACATGGGAATATACGCTGATTACCGATGAAGAGAGCGAAATAAAAGCCTTTGAGTGCATCAATTATTTGCTTGAATATTTAGAGAAGAAAGCTAAAGGCGATACAAGCGAGGTGGCGGTATGAATGGCTTCCCTTCACGGGAAACTGTCGCACGGATTCGGAGTCAGTATCCCGCTGGCTCCCGCGTCGAGCTTATTTCCATGAACGATCCCTACACGAAACTCAAGCCCGGCGACTGCGGAACGGTCGAGTTCGTGGACGATACCGGCAGCATATTCGTGAAATGGGACAGCGGTTCCGGTCTCGCCATTGTCTATGGTGTGGATGTTGTCCGTAAAACGGGGTAAAAATATAACCGAGGGTTTGATTTCACTGCGGACGGTAAGACCGCAGTTTTCAAATAAATATTATATTGGAGGACTGCACATGAAAGATGAAGTTTTCTCAGGGATGGTATCCCAGCTTGAGGACGGGTTTCAGGAAATGGACAGCGACCTGACCACCGCGCTCATCGATGCCGACGAGGAGTACGCTGCCATGCGGAAGCGGACGATGGAACTGGAGGAAGAGTTCCCGTTCATTGAGTCGGTGATGGAAGGTAAAGGCACGGTTTCGCTGAACGCCGAGCAACACGCCGGATTGGTCGAATATCTCCGCATCGTGAATGAGATGGAGAACCGCGAACGGCTCAATCTCTACTACGCCGGACACCGCGACTGCTTTGCGTATCTCAAAAAAATCGGCTTGATTTAGGCAGCGCCATGTTACGGCAACGAAAAAGGAATCTCATGGGTTTTCGCTCGGAGGTTCCTTTTTCATTGCTGTAAAGCACACAAATTCATCGGCGGTTTCGCCCTGAAAGATTGTGTAGTAATAAGAGTAGAATTCCCTTGCTATTACAGGCGTTTAGAGTGATTAATGTAGATGCGAAGCGCACCGGCGCGGCGCAAATACACACTTTTTAGGAGGACACGGATATGTGGACAAAAGGAACAATAAATGGATACGACTACTGCATCAAGCATTTTGAGGAAGGCTCGGAATACGGTATCAACGGCGGCAGGATTTCCAAGCTGGACATTCGCAAGAACGGCAAAATATACGCCAACTACGATAGAGGCTGGGACATGAAGCCCACCGGCAAAGAGGTCATAGCGGTTTTCAAAGAGCTTTTGAAGCAATACAACTGAGTGGAGGAAATAGAGATGGAATTGACCATGAAGGAACTTAAGATGCACACCCTGCGGGGCGATATTCAGCAGATTGGGATGGAGAGCAACTACAATAAGCGCGGCATCCGCTCAATCTTGGAACAGCGGTATGTGAATCCGGATAACGATATCACGCAGGATGAATTCGATCGGATTTTGTCGGAGGAATATATAAAGGTTGTGGCTTGGCGTACCCGGCAGTCGAAACCCGGCACGGGTACATACGGCACGGTCATCCGAGGGGACGGCAAATCGGTGAAGGTCTACATTCCCAGCAAGGAAGATGACGAATAAATAAGCAAACGGGCAAAAGCAAGGAGCTTCACGAAGAGGCTCTTTTCTTTTGCCCATTTTCATGGAAAGGAGGCGTTTACGCTGCGGAAACTCAAACGATATAAACCCACCATATATAAAGCGGACGGCTCGGTGTATGACCGGCAGTCGGCGGACAACGCCGTCACTTTCATCAACTGTCTCAACCACACCAAAGGTGAATGGTACGGCCAGCCCTTTGAACTCATCGACTGGCAGGAGCAGATTATACGGGATATTTTCGGCATTCAAAAACCGAACGGCTACCGCCAGTTCAATTCTGCATATATAGAAATTCCGAAAAAACAAGGCAAGTCCGAACTTGCGGCGGCCATCGCGCTGCTCCTCACCTGCGGTGATTACGAGCATGGCGGCGAGGTGTACGGCTGTGCGTCCGACCGGCAACAGGCCAGCATCGTCTTTGATGTGGCTTGCGGTATGGTGGAACAATGCCCTGCGCTCAAACAGCGTATCAAGCCGCTCATTTCACAGAAGCGGCTCATATATAAACCGCTGGGCAGTTTCTATCAGGTGCTTTCGGCTGAAGCGTACACCAAGCACGGCCTGAATGTCCACGGCGTGGTGTTCGATGAACTTCACGCTCAGCCGAACCGCCAGCTTTACGATGTTATGCTCCACGGCTCCGGCGATGCAAGAAAGCAACCGTTGTTTTTCTTAATCTCCACTGCCGGTACCGACCGTCACTCTATCTGCTGGGAAGTTCATCAAAAGGCCGAGGATGTTTTATCAGGGCGCAAGGTTGATCCCACCTTCTATCCCGTGCTGTATGGTGCGTCGGAGGACGCTGACTGGACGAGCGAAAAGGTATGGAAACAGGCGAATCCATCGCTTGGCATCACAGTTGAAATAGATAAACTCCGTGTCGCCTGTGAGAACGCCAAGACCAATCCGGCAGAAGAAAACCTGTTCCGGCAGCTTCGGCTCAATCAGTGGGTAAAGCAGTCGGTGCGCTGGATGCCTATGGCAAAATGGGACGCTTGCGGGTTTCCGGTGGATGCGGAAAGCCTGCGCGGTCGTGTTTGCTACGGCGGTCTGGACTTATCCTCCACTACGGATATCACGGCATTCGTGCTGGTGTTTCCTCCGCTGGATGAGAGCGACAAATTTCAAATTCTGCCGTTCTTCTGGATACCGGAGGAAAATATCGGTCTGCGTGTTAAGCGCGACCATGCGCCGTATGACATATGGGAGAAGCAGGGCTTTCTCATGACCACCGAAGGCAATGTCGTTCACTACGGCTACATCGAAGAATTTATCGACGAGCTGGGCGCGAAATACAACATCCGAGAGATTGCTTTCGACCGCTGGGGCGCTGTGCAAATGGTGCAGAACCTTGAGGGTTTGGGCTTCACAGTCGTTCCGTTCGGTCAGGGCTTTAAGGATATGTCGCCTCCGACCAAAGAACTCATGCGGCTGACGCTGGAGGAAAAGCTGGCGCACGGCAATCATCCGGTTTTGCGATGGATGGTGGATAACATATTCGTCCGCACCGATCCTGCCGGAAACATCAAGCCGGACAAGGAAAAATCCACGGAGAAAATCGACGGCGCGGTGGCGACCATCATGGCGCTTGACCGAGCCATCCGCAATCAGGGCGGCAGTGACAGCGTCTACGCAGAAAGGGGGTTATTGATATTATGAGCATTTTTTCAGGCATGTTCCGTTCAAGGGATAAGCCAGTAAACAAAATCGGCAGTACATTCAGTTTTCTGTTCGGTGGCACATCCTCCGGCAAAACAGTGAATGAACGTACCGCTCTGCAGACCACTGCGGTGTATTCCTGCGTCCGGATACTGTCCGAGTCCATCGCGGGACTGCCAATCCATATCTATCGCTACAGCGGCGATGGAAGCAAGGACAAAGTGGTCAGCCACCCGCTGTACTCACTGCTCCACGATGAGCCGAACCCGGAGATGACTTCATTTGTGTTCAGGGAAACGCTGATGAGTCATCTTCTTTTATGGGGAAATGCCTACGCACAGATTATACGAGACGGCAGAGGCCGTGTGTTGGCGCTGTACCCGCTCCTTCCGAACCGAATGGAAGTTGACCGTGCTTCAAATGGCGAGATTTTCTATTCATATCGGCGCGAGTCAGGAGAGAAAGGATATGATGGCAGCACCACGGTCACACTCCGGCACGATGAGGTGCTGCATATTCCCGGCCTCGGATTTGACGGACTCCTCGGCTACTCGCCCATAGCGATGACCAAGAACGCGGTCGGCATGGCGCTGGCTGTGGAGGAATACGGCGCGTCATTTTTCGCCAACGGCGCGAACCCGGGCGGCGTACTCGAACATCCCGGCGTGGTGAAAGACCCGCAGCGCGTAAAGGATAGCTGGAACACGGCGTATCAGGGCAGTAAAAACGCCCACCGCGTGGCTGTGCTTGAGGAAGGGATGAAATACCAGCAAATCGGTATTCCTCCGGAACAGGCGCAGTTTTTGGAGACGCGCAAGTTCCAGCTTAATGAAATCGCACGCATCTTCCGAGTGCCGCCGCATATGATCGGCGACTTGGAAAAATCCAGCTTCTCCAACATCGAGCAGCAGTCGCTGGAGTATGTCAAGTACACGCTCGATCCGTGGGTTGTCCGGTGGGAACAGGGACTTCAAAAGGCTCTGCTCCTACCTTCCGAAAAGCCGACGCTGTTTATCAAGCTGAACGTGGACGGTCTGCTGCGCGGCGATTATGTCAAGCGCATGACCGGCTATGCCACTGCCCGGCAAAACGGCTGGATGTCGGCAAATGATATCCGAGAACTGGAAAACCTGAACCGGATACCGGAGGAGGAAGGCGGCGACTTGTATCTCATCAACGGCAACATGACCAAGCTGAAAGATGCCGGTCTGTTCGCGGGGCGCAGAGTTTCAGCGCCAACAGAAAATCGAAAGGAGGACGCACATGAAAAAATTCTGGAATTGGATCAGCAATAACGGCGGCGAACGCACCCTGTACCTCAACGGGGTTATTGCGGAGGAAACATGGTGGGGCGATGAGGTCACGCCAAAGATGTTCAAGGATGACCTGCTGTCAGGCGCCGGAAACATCACTGTTTGGATTAACTCGCCCGGCGGCGATGTGTTCGCGGCGGCGCAGATTTACAACATGCTGATGGAGTACACCGGACAGGTCACCGTGAAAATCGACGGACTGGCCGCCAGTGCAGCATCGGTTATCGCTATGGCCGGAGGCGAGGTTCATATGTCGCCTGTGAGCATGCTCATGATTCACAATCCGGCAACGATTGCTTGGGGTGATTCGGAAGAAATGCTCCGCGCCAAAGCAATGCTGGACGAGGTCAAGGAATCCATCGTCAATGCCTATGAACTGAAAACCGGACAGTCCCGCGTCAAACTCGCCCACATGATGGACGATGAGTCGTGGATGAACGCGAACAAGGCCGTGGAGCTTGGCTTTGCGGACAAGATCATGTTTTCAGACGACGCACAGCCGGAAGATACCGGTCAGGGGTTTGTGTTCAACCGCATGGCGGTCACAAACTCCCTGCTGAGTAAATTTCCGAAAAAACCTGACGCACAGAAACCGACAGGCACACCGATTGAGTCGCTGGATAAGCGGCTCTCTTTAATTTCCCACTAAAATTTGAAGGAGGATTACACAATGAGCAAGATTTTAGAACTGCGCGAAAAGCGCGCGAAGGCATGGGACGCTGCGAAGGCGTTTCTCGACACCAAACGCGGCAATGATGGTCTCTTGACCGCCGAGGATACCGCAACCTATGAAAAGATGGAAAACGATGTGGTTTCGCTCGGCAAGGAAGTCGAGCGTCTGGAACGTCAGGCCGCCATCGACTTGGAGATGTCCAAGCCGACCAACAATCCCATCACCAACCAGCCGGACGGCGGCTCCGGCACCGATAAGACCGGCAGGGCGACCGCCGAGTACAAACACGCTTTCTGGAATTCCATGCGCGGCCGCCGTGACATGACCGTTCAGAACGCGCTGAAGGTCGGCGAAGATACCGAGGGTGGTTTCCTTGTGCCGGATGAGTATGAGCGTACCCTCGTGGAGGCGCTGGAGGAAGAAAACATCTTCCGTAAGCTGGCGAACGTCATCACCACTTCTTCCGGCGACCGCAAGATTCCGGTTGTTGCCTCCAAAGGCGAAGCAAGCTGGATTGATGAGGAAGGTCAAATCCCCGAAAGCGACGACTCCTTCGGTCAGGTGTCCATCGGCGCGTATAAGCTGGCCACCATGATTAAGGTGTCCGAAGAACTCTTGAACGACAGCGTATTCAATCTGGAGGCATACATCTCCCGCGAGTTTGCCCGCCGTATCGGTAACAAGGAAGAGGACGCATTCTTCTCCGGCAACGGCACGGGCAAACCTCTCGGCATCCTTGCGGACGTTGGCGGCGGTCAGGTTGGCGTTACGACCGCAGGTGCCACCGCCATCACGCTGGATGAGGTGCTGGATTTATTCTACAGCCTGAAAGCGCCGTACCGCAAAAAGGCGGTCTTCGTGCTGAACGATTCCACCATCAAGGCGATTCGCAAGCTGAAGGACGCAAACGGCCAGTACCTGTGGCAGCCGTCCATCAAAGAAGCGACTCCCGACACGCTGCTGTCCCGTCCACTGTATACCTCGACCTATATGCCCAGCATCGAAGCGGCGGCGAAGTCGATGGTATTCGGCGACTTTTCCTATTATTGGGTGGCAGACCGTCAGGGCAGAGTTTTCAAGCGCCTGAACGAGCTGTTCGCCACCACCGGTCAGGTCGGTTTCCTCGCCACACAGCGTGTGGACGGCAAGCTGATTCTGCCGGAAGCCATCAAGGTTCTGCAGCAGAAAGCGTAATGAAAAGGAGGTGCGGCGGTAATGACTGCGTCAGAGAGAAAACAAAAACTGCTTGAAAAAGTAAAGGCGAACCTCATATTACAGCATAGCGCGGACGATGCGCTTCTGCTCGGTTACATTACTGCCGCCGTTTCCTACGCCGAGAGTTACCAACACCTGTCGAAAGGAAAGTACAAAAACCGATGTATGCCGCCGACCACCGAACAGGCGGTCATCATGCTCTGCTCTCATTTCTATGAAAGTCGGGACGGTTCGACAGGCGGCTTCTTTGGTGACAGCGTACAGGCAGGTCAGCAGGTGTGGAACACGGTAAACATGCTTCTGCGGTTGGATCGAGATTGGAAGGTGTGAACATGAGTTACGGAAAGATGAACACATTCATCGAGATTCTGACCACCGAGCCAACAAAGGATGATGAGGGCTTCGTGAACACCGGCGATACCATCCTCGAAAGTCTCAGGGCATATAAAGAGGAACGGCATGGCAATGAAAAATGGGCGAACAGAGCGGCGTTTTCGACAGCGACCGCTCTGTTTCGTTTCAGGAAACAGCCGTCGCTGGAAATAACGACTTCGCTGTCCATCGTCTGTGCTGACGGCCGCTACCGGATACTCAGTGTCGAGGACGTAAAAGACAGAGGCATGTATATCGAGGTTCTGGCTGAAAAGCTGGAAGGGACTGTGAGGTGACGGTATGGCAAAAGTTGAGATAAAGATGCCGGAGGAATTTTTGCTGAAGGTTTCCAAGTTGGCTGAAAAAACGGATGAAATCGTGCCGAAGGTGCTGGAAGCGGGCGGCGAGGTTGTGCTGGCGAAGGTCAAGAGTAACCTGCAGTCGGTCATCGGCAGCGGGACGAAACTTCCGTCTGAATCCACAGGCGAACTGGTCTCCTCGCTCGGTGTGTCCTCCGCAAAGGTGGACAGGAGCGGCATTCATAACGTGAAGGTCGGCTTCAATGAACCGCGCCGCAAGCAAACGAAGGCGAAGGGCAAGCGCAGCTACCATGTGGCCACCAACGCCATGATCGCCAATGTCATCGAATACGGCAAGCACGGTCAACCGGCGAAACCGTTTCTGAAACCGTCACGTTCCTCCTCTCGGAAACCCTGTGTGGAGGCGATGAAGGCCAAGCTGGAGGAGGAGATTAACAACATATGAGCATTTTGAAGGAACTGAACACGATTATAGATGGCTTGGGCGTTCCGGTGGAAACCGGTGTGTTTTCAGGCAAGGCTCCGGATGAATATGTCGTCATCACACCGATGAATGACAACTTCGAGGCGTTTGCCGACGATGCACCGCAGTTTGAGACACAGGAAGCCCGGCTGTCGCTGTTTTCAAAGAACAATTATCAGCAGAGGAAAAACCAGATTGTGAAAGCGGTGCTGGCTGCTGAAATCACGGTGACTGACCGAATGTATGTCGGCCATGAGGACGATACCGGTTATCACCACTACGCAATAGATCTATTGAAAGAATACGATTTGAAGGAGGATTGAGTTATGGCGACGATAGGTCTTGACAGACTGTATTACGCAAAAATCACCGAGGGTGAAACCGGTGATGAAACCTACGGAACACCTGTGATGCTGGCAAAAGCCATCTCTGCGGAACTGTCCGTGGAGCTTGCCGAGGCGACGCTCTATGCCGACGACGGCGCGGCAGAAATTATCAAGGAATTCAAGAACGGCAAGCTGGCGCTCGGTGTGGACGACATCGGGCGCAAGGCGGCCGAGGAACTGACCGGTGCAACCGCCGACGAAAACGGTGTGCTAATATCCGCAAGCGAGGACAGCGGTGACCCGGTGGCTATAGGCTTCAGAGCCAAGAAAGCCAACGGCAAATACCGCTACTTCTGGCTGTACCGGTTGAAATTCGGAGTGCCGTCTACCAATTTGGCGACAAAGGGTGATTCCATCACCTTTTCCACGCCGACCATCGAAGGTACAGTTTCCCGCCGCAATAAGCTGGACGGCAAAGGCAATCATCCGTGGAAAGCGGAAGTCAACGCCGACGATCAGGGCGTTGCGCCGGAAACCATCACCAGTTGGTATCAACAGGTTTACGAGCCGGTGTTCACTACGGAAGGAGGTTGATGAAAATGGCTGAAACAAAAAATGTAATCCCTGAAGCGGAACGCGATGAGCGCAGTGCCGTTATTGATATCGGCGGTACGGAGTTTGAACTGATTCTGACTACCCGTGCCACGAAAGAAATCGCCAAGCGGTATGGAGGCTTGGAAAATCTCGGCGATAAGCTGCTGAAATCAGAGAACTTTGAAATGGCGTTGGATGAGATTATTTGGCTCATCACACTGCTGGCGAACCAGAGCATTTTGATTTACAACATCCGCAACAAGGACAAACCGAAAGATGTGCTGACCGAGGACGAGGTCGAGCTTCTCACCTCGCCGCTGGAACTGGCGACATACAAGAGCGCCATCACCGAGGCGATGTTCAAAGGCACCAAGCGAAACATTGAATCGGAGGTAGACGAAAAAAACGCGGAGGTCGGATGAGTGACGATGAGTTGTTC